CGGATCGTTTGACGAGTTCGGAGACCTCGGACTCGGAGTTGGAAGACCAAGACGGCCCTCCGTCGCCGACTTCTGTGTTTGGGTTCGGGCCACTCCATCGTTGGAAGTTACCGAGCAGTCTTGCGCTCTTAACTTTCCTGCACTCTGGTTGCAGTACGGCGGAAGATTGTTATCTTTGTCCGTGCACTTGTCACTACATCAACAGCTTGAGACGAGACCGCTACGAGAATGGCAATTAGAGCTGGAAGCCGAATTGACTACTGCTGCGGATGATCGTACTGTTGTATTTTACGTCGACAAAGAAGGAGGTAAAGGAAAAAGTTTTTTTATTCGATGGATGTTCACAAAGTATCCTACCAAAGTACAAATGCTAGGAGTTGGTAAACGAGACGATTTGGCTTTTGTTATAGATAAATCAAAATCTATATTTTTAATTAATGTTCCTCGAGGAGGTATGGAATTTCTACAATATACTATTTTAGAGCAGTTGAAAGACCGCACAATTTATAGTCCAAAATATCAAGGTGAAATGAAGGTGTTGGCATCTAAATGCCATGTTGCTGTTTTTTGCAATGAATTTCCTGATATGGAAAAGATGTCGGTAGATCGTTATAAAGTAGTTGAAATTTAATCTTTATAATGTTGTTGCGCTGAGTAAGCAAAACCCCACGCTCCTCCCCATGAACTGTCTGTTCCCCAGTACGGCCACATCCAAATCTCGTAACACGGTGTAACTAGTTCGTTGTTTACAACATTTGTACTATTTTCATTTAGTGTGATTTTAACTGGTTTTTTGAAAACGTGTGTCATACTACCAGTTATAGTATTTACACGTTGGTCACGTGTAATTAACATTTTCAATTTTTTAAATTTAACGACTGTGTAGATATCTGTATTTAAAGCGTTAAGACCATTCTGAACATTCGGTTGTGTTAACGGTAAATATGGAAACTCAACTCCTCTGTCTTTCGATTTGTAGAATTGATTTTGAATATTGGCTGTACCGTTTTTCCGTTTAATTAACATTATGTTCATATATAACGGCGGTAACCCTTGTGGGAATAGTTCATCTTGTCTATCTGGTACTGGGGCGTTATGTTCTGCAGAGAACTTGTACTTAAAATTAATTTTAGTAGCCCATATCGTATTGCCTATACGGCCTCTGTCCGTCGTACCTGTAGAACTGTGTTTGTACAGTAGTATATCATTGTACGTATTAAGTTCACTGTTGTAGAAAAACGAGTCAGAGAACTGTACCATCTTAGACTCTTGCTTACGTGAGATTTGTTTCTGTACGTAAGCTTTAGTAGCAAGCCCTGTCGCGCTACGTTTGCGGCGCGACATTGACCGTTTACGTTTGAAATTGCGGCGCGCACGTGCTCTCTTAACTATAGCCATCTTAGAATTATGGGGGCCGGAGGCCGCAGTTGCGAAGCAACTGCTCTACATGCGAGCTCCCACGGTACGTGGGTCGCCTTCCCGATACGCACTCAGAACGAACTACCCAATCCTTAAGCGAAGCGAGGGAACGCCAAAGAAGCCAGGCGAAGCCAAGCGCCCAAGGCGTGTACGAGCCGCCAACATTGTTGCTACGATTGGCCTTGCGTTCTCACGACTCGGCTCGCGGAATATACCCTAGGGTCATTTGGGATCGTTTGCCAAATGACCTAGTATTACCTAGGGATATTCCTCCCCATCCCACTCATAATTCTGGGTAATGCAGTCTACTAAGTGGGTTTTTACTATTAATAACTATGCCGAGTCTGATCTCCGAAATATTCTTGACCTCGGAGGAAGCTTGGACCGAAATGGTCTCAAGTACCTGGTTGTTGGAAGAGAGGTTGGTGCCATCAATGGCACCCCCCATCTCCAAGGATTTGCTGTGTTTGACACTAATCAACGCCTTGGACGCGTTAAGTCTTTATTCGGGTCCACCGGACACTATGAGACCGCTCGTGGTTCTAAAATACAAGCTTCAGAATATTGCAAGAAAGACGGATCGTTTGACGAGTTCGGAGACCTCGGACTCGGAGTTGGAAGACCAAGACGGCCCTCCGTCGCCGACTTCTGTGTTTGGGTTCGGGCCACTCCATCGTTGGAAGTTACCGAGCAGTCT